TAAAGAATTGATTTTGATTTACTGTAATATTAGCAAATACTTTCTTTTCTTTAAGAAATTCAAGAAACTTATCAATATCAGGATGGTTTAAATCATTGCCATTTAATGCTATTTCAGTGTGAGGATGAAGTGTATTTATAAAAGAAAATGAGAATAAATCACTGTGTTTGCCCTCTGGTGTGCATCCTTCATAACAAAATTTACACATCTGAGAACACTTATCAGTAATTTTACAGTCTATATTCTCACTAAATTCAGGAATAAATTCATCTTCTCTTGTTCTACGAATCTTTGTACCATCCTCTAGGATAGTCACAATATAATTACCATTTTTATAACTAGGCATATTAATTAATAATATTTATTTAACTTTATAATATATTATAGGTTCCGCATTATATAAATATAGCAAAGTGCAGCTCCACATATTACTCCATAAATAAATAGTAACATAATAACTACTATAGGAATTTCTATCATAATTACTCCTCCAAATTTACTACAAAATCATCTTCATTCCAATCACAAAATTCTTTAGTGTCTGTTGGTAATATTATTTGGTCCTTAACAGCTTGCTCTAAATTACAATCTGAAAAGTCATAATTGATACCATGATACCCCTCTTCATCCCAATCTTCCTCACATGTGTAATCAGTAACCTTTATTTTCACTGTTTTACTTATAGTCATAGAAATAGTTACTTCAATCTCCTGTGGCTCAGGATCTACTTGATTCCAGGGTGCATCTGGGGTGTCTGCACCTATAGGATAATTGTAGTTATTCATTATCTTTTATATTTAAATTATTTTCTTTAATAAGTCTAAGAGCTATAATACTTTTTAATTTGCGAGGAATGGATATATGTCTACCATTATTATTTGTATAGATGAAATGACTACCACTACATCTATTAAAATAAAATCCATTTTTCTCAACTAGTTTTAAAAACTCTGACTGTGTATATTGTTTCATAACCTACTTATATATTGCAACAATATTATAGGGTTCTTTTATATCTTTGAGAGAATATCAACTCTTAGGTATTCCACTTTCATTAATCTTTATAACTCTATTTGGGTTAAAATAATTATCCCAAGTTTTATTATCTGCTCTTACTGCCAAAATTCTAATATTACATATCTTCTTGACTATATAAAGCGTTGCAGTATTTCCATAACTACAGCATACAATTAAGTCACCAACACAAAGTTTGTGACCTAATGCATCCTTAGTTGTGCCATATAGGCTATTATATTCTCTTTTAGTCATTCTTCCAATCTTTTAATTTCATCTTTAATATAAAACAATGCTTTCTTTAAATCCTCTATATGTTTTTGCTTATCACTTAAACCTTCTTCAGATTTATGTCCAGCTCGTAAAATATACTTTATAGTATTTCCAAGATTAAAATTCATGTGTCTAGTAATATCAATTACTTCAATTCCACATAAATCTTTAAGCCAAGTGTAATGAGAAGGATGTTCAACTCTATCATCTGATGAATTTTTAATAGGTAATGCACACTTTTTGAAGTATTTCTCAAAAGATTCTCTATTTGACCAATAGTGTGTATCATCACATTCATCTACCAAAGAGCCATCTATATATGATTGATAAACTTTACCCTTCTTGTAAATAGGTCTATAGACCTCTCCTTCCATGTACACATCATTAGTACATATATACGTTTCTCCTTTTTTAATCATGATAATTTCCTTTTAATGAATCCAATATGTTGGCAATGTTCCATCCTTAAGCCTAGATACCTCAGCATCAAGAGGAACAATCCTACAAATAAACTTTCCTGCTTTAACCATACACTCATGAAGTTTATTGGCAACCTCTTCTGCGATTTCTTCAGGAGCTTCAATATTAAACTCATCGTGTACTGGTATGCAGAACTTAACCTTTCCAAACAATCCATTCTTCACTACCCAATTGAATAGATTTACTGCACATATCTTAAATATAGCACTTCCCCTGCTTTGTATCGGATAATTTATACTCTGTCTCTCAGAAACAGACTTCCTTTTGAAATAGTACCTTACCTCCTCAACAATAGAGTTAGTTGGGTCAGTAGCCTTAAGTCTTCTGTAAGTATCCCAAAAGTCTTTATTAAACTTATTTTGAATAGCTTTTAACTTATCATAATCATATATATAAGCCCTATAACCAACTTCAGGACAAGTGTTTATATAACCTAACTGCATCACTACCTTTCTTTGATAAGCTTGATATGTTGCAACTCCTTTAAAACCCTTTCTATAGTTAGCTTCAATCTGTCTAGCTTCTTCCTCTGGTATGTGGTCCCTACCTATCAAAGTATTAGCATCACCACCATAAGCAAATGTAAACTCAGGATCTTTAGCTTTCTTCCTTAAGTCAGGTCTAAGTTTCTTAACATCTTCTACAGGGATATCATGTAGCTCTTCTGGATAAACCATCTTAGCTACTAAGCTATGCAAATCTCCACAACCATTAGTAAACAAATCAATCATTGCAGTATCTTTAGCAATATTGGCAAGGATTACTGACTCCTCCCCACTATAGTCTGCACTAATCCACTTGTTACCTTTCTCAGCACAGAAACATGCTCTAGTCTCAGCATCAGCAGGAAGGTTTTGCAAATTAACCAATGGCACTTTTTTGCCTAGAATAACCTCTTTATCTTCTCCTCCACCTGAGCTATATCTATGAGTGTCTGTTCCTATCTGATTGAAACTTGTGTGTAATCTTCCAGTGACAGGGTTTATAAGGTCTAAGAAGTTCTGACCATAAGTACTTGTTACTTTCTGAGCAGCTTTAAATTTAAGATAGACTTCAGCTATAGGATGAATATTCTTTTGTCCTTCAATGACTGTTGCATCTACAGATTTCTTTATACCACCTGTTGCCTTGTCTTTTGTTTCAAGCTTAAAACCTAGTGACTCTAAGAATAGAATTACCTGTTTAGAACTATTCCAATTGATATTACAAGCTGGACCAGCTTTAGAAAAACCAAATAAATCAGGCTCTATAATCTTTATGAACTTAGAAAAGCTCTTATCTTCTTTATACATATCAACAACAAAGTTATCAAGTCTTTCTTTAGCTTTATTAAGAGTTTCTTGGTCTTTAGCCATCTTAGCTTTCCACCTCTCAGTATCAAGATTAACTCCACAAAACTCAAAATATGCAGTAGGAAGAATAGCTCTATTTTCTACTTCAAGGGCAAGCTTTTGACCTCTGGGAAGAAGAATTTCAAGCTGTTTGTTCATAATATCTTCTAGATACTTAACATCATTAGCAGAGTAAATTATAATCTCATCAGTGAGTTCTTTTCTCCAAATAATTTCACCTCTAATAGATTTATCAAGCTCAATACCCAAATAGTTTTCTCCTGCTGACTTTAGACTTAAACTATGCATACCACTAGGATAACCAAGCCATCTCATCTTCTCAGCTATGAAACCATCATATAATTTAGTAGGTACAATGCCATGATAGAACAAGAATTTTACATCAAATTTTAGATTCCAACCTATGAATAATCTATCTGATTCTAGATATTCCTTATAGAGTGTAACATCAACAGTTGTACAATCTATTACAACTTGAAAGTCTCTATTGCCAAGCTGCAATAGCAAAAGCTTCTTAAGAAAGGGACTGAAACCCTGGGTTTCAGTATCTAAACCTACAATAGTTAAAGGATTGAGGAGCCTTAATGACTCCTCAACACTTATAACCTCATATATTTCACTTTCAAATAAAGTTCTCTGATTAGTTACTAAGTAAATCATGTTTCAACTTCTATTATGTAACTACCATCAGACATACTAATAGATTTAACTACTCCAACTGAGAGTTTATCCTTCAAAGAAATCATAGGACCTCCACTAATATCAATAAAATTATATTTATCTTTTACTTCATCAATAGTACCTAGTCTAGTGTAAGGAGACCTATGTATAAGCTTATACTTATTATCTTTTATCTTTTCGAGATATACTTCATCATTATATCTATTAGGTAATCTTATTTTATTTTCTTGCATAAACTTCTAAACTTTTAAAATCAATTACATACTTATAATTTTGTAAAAAGTCAGTTCCAAGTAGTCCATGTACTTCTACTCCAGTATTTTTTTTAATGTATTTAGTGGTCTCTTCAAGTTCTGCTGATATTGACATTTGTATCTCATATTTATTACTTAATGCATCCTTAAACTCAGCAGTACAAATAGTAACTCCCTGATTTACTGCTCCGAGACCAGCTATTTTAGTAGTATTATTAGTTCCAAGATGCTCATGCTTTATAAGAGCAGCAGCAGATGGACATATATGAGAAATATTACTCCCAGTATCAATAAGGAAATTGAGAGCCACACCATTATTAGTTAGAGTAATGACAGGTAAATCTCCTGGCATATATTTTTTAATAGAGATGCTTTCTTGAGTAATTCTTCCATCTTTCATAAAAATATTAACTATACTACCCAAGGCAGCAACCCCAGTAAGTATTAAAGTTGCTTCTAATATCATTATTTAACTCCTGTTTTTCCATGACCTCCTCTATCTGCATTACCAAGCTTATTAACCCATACAAACTCAATTTTACTAGAAAAGAGCCATTTAAGTTTTTGCCACATAGTTGCAAATTGATTAGGTACAATTTCAAATTGACAAATTCTTTCTCCCTTATGAATAGTAGTTTTATCTATTGAATAGCAATAAAATCCCCACTCATCATTATCACCACAATAAATTGTATCAATAAATCCTGATGAAGCCACTACAAGTCTAAGCTTCTTAGTTGTGGAACTTCTTTGTTTAATCTTAGCACTAAATCCTTTAGGTAGTTGCATTGCAATGCCTAGTTTAATGAGTTGTTCATCAAACTTTACATCTCTTGTTTTTATACCATCTTTTTGATGGAGAGTTCCTGCTTGAGGAGCATTAAATTTATAATTTTCAGCAGCTCTAAGATCTATACAGTCACCAATTGGGTTAATAAAAGGAACTAATTTACCCTTTTCATCAATAGCTTCTGTATAAAGACCTTTTACTAATTCTTTTACTTTAATTTTCATAGTTTTTAATTTAATTATACAAAAAGAGGGAGTATTAATTACTCCCCCAAAATTTACTAGTTATGTCTTTTTTAAATACTTTATTATCTATAACTTTTATTTCAAGCATTACTTGATTAGTTGTTTTACTATTAAGTGGACCTTTATCTTTATCATAATGACCATACTTAATAAAGTTGAAATTCTCTAGATTAATATCTTTACTAATATAATCTCTGCCACTATACCATCCTACTTTTAGCTCTGGATAATATTCTTTTATATCTTCTGCAATATAGTCTATTTCACTTGGATCACTATCACCTCCCATAAGACAAACACAGGTTATTCCTAGATTAGCATCTATTAAATCTACTAGATGCTCTAAATCAAGAGGTTCTCCTATATTATCTGCAAGATAAGGAGAATGACAACCAATACATCCTATTTTACATCCTGTAATATTTATACATAATGTAATTTCGTCAGGTATTTCTGCAAATGTTACTTGGGTATTTGAATATTTCAACATACTTTTTAACTATATTAAATTTATCTATAGGTAATGGGTGCTTTTCTGCTAAAATATTAAGATATTCCATGTCTTTACTCTTTTTATAGACAATAGCTTCACTAAATTATTTTAATGCAAAGGTACTAAAATAATGCAAATAACAAAATCCCAAGGACAAATTATACACCTTTACTATAAACTCTCTTGTTAGCTTCAATCTGCCTGTCTTTACCAAATGACTTGATAGGTCTAAGATAGCCAATTACCCTTGTATATTGAGTTATATTCTTACTATGACACTTTGGACATTCAGTAATAGGATGCTTAGTAATGTAACCACAATCATCACACTTACTATTTGGTATATTAAAGGTAAAGTAGTTAGTACCTTCTTTAACTGCAAATTCAATCAACTTAAGATACTGTTCTTTACTTAAATGGTCTTCAAGATTAATATGACAAGCTGAACCTCCATCACAATATTGTGCTGTCTGCCTTCCATGTAAAATCATCTTATCTAGTACTGAAGTATCATCATGAGCATCAAAGAAATATGAGTTATAAAGATTTTCATCTTCAGGAACCCAATAGCCATCCTTTTTATCCCATCTATAGTTCTTACCACCAAGAGATTCAGCAGGAACTACCTCAGAATTAAACAAGAAAGGTCTCTTACTATCATGTATAGAGTGTAACTTGTTCTGTTCCTTAATAGTGCCAAGAATCAATTGCAAGAACTTAATATATTCAGAATTATTAGATACCTCAAGACCTAAGAATCTAGCTGCTTCATTCAAGCCATTGATACCAATGGTACTATATAACTTGTTCATGTGTATATAGCCACCATTACAAGCTGCAAACATGCCTTTCTCTTCTTGCTCATAAAGCATTGTTTTATATGCTATATGATACTTATATACTCTTTGGAGAATATCTACTAAGTAATCTATAAGAAACGAAGTATTTTCTTTCCATCCCCCATTTCTCTTTAATCCATAAGCCTTATCACAATCTTGAACAATCCTATTAATGTTAAGAGTAATTACATTACATGAACCAGTCATTACACCAGTAAGACCTGATGTAGGATTGAAAGTATTCTCCGCAAGTTCATTCCTCAACCTACAGCATGATGCAAGACTATCAGCACTATCTGAAATATAAGTGAAGAATGAATGTCCCTCTGCATACATTTCTGCACAAAAGTCCTTATATTCCTTATCTATAATATCTTTGTCATCATGTACCATTGCTAGAGTTTCAACAGGAAAAGTTAAAATCTGCTTAGTTCTCAGTTTATTGAAGAACTTCATAAACAGCTTCTGAAGACAATCTATAGCTTCCCATTGAGGTTTAGTACCATCAGGATAGCTAAACTCTCCAAACAGTGAATTGAAATATGTGTGGTCATAATAAGATACATTAGTAAATGGACTCTGATATGACCTATTACCAGCAGGCTGATTTACACC